AAACAAATGAATACCTTGAACAAAATAACCTCGAACATCAAATCTGTTAATCAGAATATAGAAGATATTCGGGAGAATTATTTGTAAGCCACACACCAAGAATCCAAGCCTATGAATTATAAAGTAATTTATTTCACTCCCCCAGACGATACAGAACCTATTGTTATGATTGTCCCGAAAAGACGAGCAAAACAAAAGGGAATATTCCAAAAGACCTACCGCCGCTTCGAAGCAAGAGGTTGGTCCATTCAAGAAATTAAACAAAAGGAAAAAAAGTATGAGAAAAAATCCATACATCCGCAAACCGGCGAACGCGTTTGACCGTTTTATCGGTTATTTTGCCGGGTTTTTTGTTGCCTATATGTTCTGGCACATATTAAGGGCAATCGCTAACGGAACTCTTTGATGGCAAAGCGGTTCATTGATACCGGGTTATTTAGAAAGAAATGGATTAGGCAGCTTGATCCAAGTATGAAGTTGTTTTGGATTTACTTACTAACTGATTGCGATCACGCCGGAATCTGGGACGTTGATGTCGAACGTGCTTCTTTTCAAATCGGTGTCAAACTTGACGAATCAACCATATTAAAAACCTTCAATCGTAAGATCGTACCATTCAAAGACGGTAAATGGTTTGTACCAAAATTCGTTGATTATCAGTACGGAGAATTGAATGAAAATGTAAATGCTCACAAATCTGTAATAAAGTTATTAACAAAATATGGATTATATGTGGATAACCAACTGTTGCCCAACAGTTCGGCAACTGTTAAAGTAAATAATTTAACTGTTAAAGATAAAGATAAGGATAAGGTTAAAGATAAGGATAAAGAGAGCAAAAAATCACAATTGTTATCAATTGAAATCCAATTAACTGAATTGCAAAAGGATTTTAAGAACAAAGATGTGAAGGTGGAATACGAAAAGTGGAAAGATTATATGTTATCCAGAGGAAAGACTTACAAAAATTATTCCGCAGCATTTAGGAATTGGCTTCGCAATGACCAATTCGACAAGGTAGAACACAAACCTTTAGCAGATCAATTCAAGAAAACACCCACCGGACTATTTAAAGCATATTGCGTTAAATGCGGAAGATCACATTATCCAAATGATTATCAAATAAAACAAAGTTCAAGTTGTTGCGGTGTTGATTGGTCGCCAACTCCCAATCCTTTATAATGAATATTTTAGAAGCAATCATTTCTGGAGATCATACCGATAATTCTGGCAATACAAGAATACAGAAAACACAATATGTGGTAAGAACAAATTTAACTGATGACAGAATATTTATTTGCAACGATTGTGGAATGGCTTGGGAAAAGCCAATAAGCGGAGTTCCGAAGAAATCGTTTTCATATTATGAGGATTTTCCAACAATAGGAAAGAAAAGGAAAGTTTGTCCGAAATGCAGTCATTGAGTTGGAGAGTAAATGCGTTGAAACGAAGATGGCTCAAGGCGATTGTCCACAAATTGCCAGAAGGCGAGATAATGAAAAGAAAAGAAGAATATATACAAGCGTTAGAAAATGCCGAAGAAACCAAGCCGAAAAACATTAATAAAGAATCTTGATAAAGCCGTATCAGAATACATTAGAAAACGAGATGGACAATGTGTCCAATGCGGTACTCAAGAACGCCTCACGAATGGTCATATATTCACACGGCGTTACCATTCAACACGGTTTGACATATCCAATGACGGCAACTGTCATACACAATGTTGGTCACACAATTTTTCTCACACCTTCCAACCTTATGAATACTACAAATGGTATATCAACAAATTTGGACAAAAGACGTTTGACAAATTATATCGGCGGCATAAGAAAGTGCGAAAATTCAAGAATTACGAATTACAAGAATTGTTAAAGGAAATTCGTGAGTTATTATAATACAAATGAACTAAAAGGATTTGATCTAAAAGAAGCAAGGCGGAAGGCTTCTACGCAAGAAGATAGAATACTCACGTTTTTTGAAAAGAATAAAGGTAATCGGTATTCTCCAGAAGATATACAAACCTATTGCCAAATGGCGAATCGTCCACTTACTTCGGTCAGACGTGCAATCACAAACCTCACTAAAGATGGATATTTGCGGAAAACAAAAACAATGAAGCCCGGTATGTACGGAAAACAGGTCCATACCTGGGAATTTTCTTCTGGTCAAAATCAAGGTGAGATATGGTAGGACATACACCGGAAAGCCATAGAAAAATCAGGCTTAAGCAAAGCCAAAACCACAATGACCATCATCATCCGAAAGAGAAAATTCAACAATTAAATAAATTTAAAGACCGACTAATCAATAAAAATATTTTAGAAGTTTTTGCGGGGCAAGGGAATTTGACAAAATTTTACAACGGTCTTGGCAAGGTTACGCCGATGACAAGAGAAAAATTTGGCAGCAGTTTTGATTATATATACCAAATGAGGGCGGACAGCAAAAGGTGGGATGTGATTGATATTGATTCGTATGGGTATCCGGACCTTTTTTTCCCGATTGTTTTTGAATTAATGGAAAATGAATGTTTGCTCATTTTTACATTTCCGGTTGTTGGCGTTAATTGCTTAAATGGAATACAGGAACAACATTTTATTAATTTTTGGAGATCGTCAAGACCTACCGTTGGTGACGTTGCGGGGATTGTAACAGATTTAGGCTTACGGTATTGGATTCTATGTTCGTTGGCAGACGTAGTGAAAATAAAAAGAATTTGGAGGTTTGTATTCAGTTGCAAAAAAACAAAAGCAACCGAATTTTGCAATGTTAGAAATAGGTAACCACATACCAAAGGACAAATATGAGAGCAATATGCCCGAAATGTAATTCCACACATACCAGAAAAAAGGGTATTCGTGTTCAAAAACAAAGATGGATATGTGTCTATTGTAATAGACAGTTCACAACGCCATTGTACCCGGTAGATGAAAACTCAATTCCTAAAATATTAATATTCGATGTAGAAACAAGCTTCTATCATTTTGTCGGATGGGGAACGTACAAACAATTCATTCAACATTATCAAATAACACAACATCAATACATAATCAGTTGGGCAGCTAAATGGTTATATGATGACAATGTTCAATCAGATGTAGTTACACCAGAAGAATCAAAAAACAGGGACGATAAAAGAGTATTGCAATCAATCTGGAAACTATTAGATGAAGCGGATATTGTTATTGGTCACAATGGGGATAGGTTTGATTTAAGAAAATTAAGTTGGCGATTTATTTCTCAAGATATGACACCGCCAAGTCCTTCCAGAACAGTTGATACGTTAAAAATAGCCAGACGTGAGTTCTTTGCACCTTCATATAAACAAGATTTCCTCACAAAGTATTTTCAACTACAAAACAAACTTGAAACAAATTTCCAATTATGGAAAGACTGCGAAGCGGGTGATCCAGAGAAATTAGAAGAAATGGTTGAATACAATCGTCACGATGTAATAGGACTGGAAGAACTGTATTTAAGAATAAGACCATATATCCGAAATCACCCAAATCTGGGCGTATTAATGGATATGGATGTATGCCCGAATTGTGGAAGTGAACACATAGACGAAACAGAAGGAATCTATTTCACAACGGCTAATCAATTCCCGGTATATAGATGTCAAGGGTGTAAAACTCCATACATCAGACACAAAAAGAACTCTAATCAAGTACAGACAAATTTGAGAAGTGTCCCTAAATGAGTGATCCTATTAACCCAAAATACTATACCAAAGGAATTGAGGTGACAAAGTTTATCTTATCCTGGGAGTTGAATTTTTGTGAAGGAAATATTATTAAATACACGGTTCGATATAAGGATAAAAATGGAATTGAGGACCTATATAAAGCAAAAAAGTACATTGAACTATTAATTGAGGATTATGAGAGTGCCGAAGAAAAAATATATTAAAAGACCGTTCCCAAGAAAGGGAGTGGATTGGAAAAAACTGAGGGCAAGTAAACTAATTTCGATAACTAACCCTGTAACTGAATCAATAAAGGAACAGGACGGTAATGTGGAAAGGGTTGGCAATGAAAGAGTGAAGGTTGGCAAACCATTGCCCTCGAATAATTATGCCAAATAAAGCAGCGAAAAGAAAAAAACAACTTAGAGCAAAAAAGCGTAAAGCTATTGCCGATTACAAAGCCAAAAAAAGAAGGGAGAAAAAAGATGCCCGAAAAGCCAAACTATCTGAATGGAATGATAATTAAAGAAAAAGTATTTCCGAATGGCGGTAAGCAACTAAAAATATGGGTAAAAGTTAATGAATTTGTTAATGAGTTAAAGTCTATTGAAAACAAAGGATCAGCTAATATCATTATATCAAGGAGAAAAGAAGTCTCTGAGAAGGGTGTATCGCACAATGTGTATGAGGACACCTACAAACCAGAAGAAAAGAAAGAGTACAAGTTCAACAACTTAGAAAAAGAAGATAAGATTGACTTGGGTAATGGAGAACTTTTTTAATGGAGATAATAGTCAAATTAGCCGGTGCTGTCTTATCAATGG